ACAGACTGCTTGCATTAACTTCGGCCAACGCGCCTTCGCCTACACGGCCCCCTCCGGCTACAAAGCACTGTGCTCGCATAATCTCCCCGAGCCGACCATCCTCCAAGGCAATACCGCGATGGATGTGAAGCTTTACACAGGCAATGGTTCAGGGCAGACGATCAGCGGATTGGGATTCAGTCCGGATCTGGTGTGGATTAAAAACAGAGCAGATGCTGAAGTGCATGCTCTTTTTGATGTAGTCAGGGGAGCTGATAACTGGCTATCGTCAAACACAACAGGAGCTGAAACAAATTACGGTGGCGGATTTGGTGTGCTCTCGTTCACGTCGGATGGTTTTGCCGTTGGAACCGGTACGGCTATTAATGGAAATGGAGAAGCGCACGTTGCTTGGAATTGGGACTGCGGATCGAGCACGGTCACCAACACCAGCGGCAGCATCAGCAGCCAAGTGAGGGCATCGGCTACCAATGGCTGCAGCGTGGTGACGTGGAGTACAAACTCATCCAGTGGTAACGCCACAATCGGTCACGGATTAAATGCCCAACCGAAGTTGATCATCATGAAGTCGCGTAATGCGACCTACAACTGGGACATCTATCACGGCGGCATAAGCAACGCCAAAGATGGCCGCCTGACGTTTACCACTGCAGCCTTCACAACAGCACAGGTTCCGTTTGGCGGTGTTGATTCGACATCAACCGTTTTCACCATGAGTCAGTCGTTCTACGGATCAGGTATTGACTGCGTCGCCTACTGCTTCGCCCCTGTGGCTGGTTTTAGCGCCTTTGGAAGTTATACGGGCAACGGATCGACAGACGGGCCGTTTGTGTTCACGGGGTTCCGGCCGAGGTGGATCATGCTGAAGCGGACTGACACAAGTGCTGACTGGTACATTTTTGACACAGCCAGAAATACTTACAACGCACTTACATCTGGCCTGTTCCCTAATGCCTCAGATGCCGAAGCTACAAATAGTTTGTACGGCCAAGATTTTTTATCCAACGGCTGGAAAATACGAAGCAGTCAGACTCAATTCAATGCTTCCGGCGGCACTTATGTGTACGCAAGCTTCGCGGAGGCGCCCGTTAAGTATTCCCGCGCTCGCTAACCTTCATTTACGGACCTAGACCCATGCCCTACGCACTTCCCGATGGCCGCACTCTCCCGATGGACACCCCATGGGAGTACGAGAACATCAATTACCCCGCCAACTGGCTGCGTCTGAGCACCGAGCTGGACCGCGATCGCCTTGGCATCGTCTGGGTGCCCGACCCCGAACCCTACGATCAACGCTTCTACTGGGGCTATGACGCTGAAGGTCATCTGATCCCGAAGGATCACGCCCAACTTGTTGATCAGTGGGTGACCCAAACCCGCTCCACCGCCAACACCCTGCTGGCTCCCACCGACTGGATCATCATCCGCGAAGCTGACAACGGCAAAGCGGCTGACCCGGTGCTGAAGACCTGGCGGGAAGACATCCGCCTAGCAACCGGCGCCAAGGTGACCGAAATCCGTGACACAGCCGATACGCCGGCGTTGGCCGCATACATTACTGGTGCTGATTACCCCGCTTGGCCAAGTGACCCTTACGCTCCTGTTCCTGCTGAGCCTGTATCTGCTGATGATGTGGAGCCTGCTGGCGATGGCGAAGAGGAGTGATGGCGGTTAAATCCAAGACTGGCGTCAAATCAATTCAGCGCATTCCACGCCCGCCGAAAAAAACACGGCAGGGAAATGGAAAACATTCCCTTTCTAATCACGGTCGTAAATTGACTCGTGGTCAGGGGCGGTAAGATCTAAACGTAGCTGCAGACGTGCGATGTCTGAGGGTGGATTCTGGCGGGGAGTCAAGCAAGAAACCATTGCAGGCATTGGTGTTGCAGCTACGGTCGCCTTGGCATCAGGCATTTTCTACTTGGTTTATACGGTGCCAACGAAACTTGATGACGTACTTCAAAATCAAGTCAAATTTGAAGAAAAGATTGGAAAAATGGATGATCGTATCCTTGATCACGAGCAACGGTTGATCAAGCTGGAGATCAAGCCATAAGCTGGTAGCAGACGCTATTTCGTCATGGATCCCACCACTGCTGCTGCCATTGCGATCATCATCGCTGCCGGCTCTGAAATCATTGCTCTGCTGCCGATCAAAGAAAACTCTTGGGTGCAGCTTGTAGTGAAGGCACTGAAGATTCTCTTCCCAAAGCGTTGAACGCTGACGTTGTCTGGCTGTGGCGTTACGACAAGCGTGACTGGCGGCATCACTTACTGCGTGCTGCACAACAAGCCAAGTTTCATGCAACTCTGACGCCACGACTGGATCGTGAAATTGAAAAGGTCAATCAAGTAATTGATCTTGAAATAGAACGAAACAAACGTCAGCCTGTGATTAAACACGAAGAGCCTACGCCTGAGCAAACTGGAGACAGCCGCCTTCTGGGTGGTCCGATGTCCATCTCATCTCCTTGGAACGATGACGACCCAGAACCGCCTGCGGCTAGTTGATTTGTTCAAGTATTACAAAGAGCTGCCGCATCAAACGGCGGCAATCTTTGAATTGGAGTCTGCGTTATTAAAGGTATCGCCTGGTATCTTGAATCGCGATCAGCAATGGTTCAAGACATGGAGTCAGGCTGGCAAACAAGACAGGTTTGACAACAACTGGGATGGTGTTTGCGCTGCTGCCAAGAAGGCTGGTGCAAAATTCCCCGAACTTGTTGCTGCGCAGTGGGCGCTGGAATCCGGCTATGGCAAGCACGTATCAGGTGAAAACAATTTCTTTGGCCTGAAGGGCACTGGCACCACCCGAAACACGAAAGAGTACGTCAACGGACGCTGGATCACGATTCAGGATACGTTCCTTGACTTCCCTGATCTTGAAACTTGCGTGTTTTACTTGGTAGAGCGGTGGTACAAGGACTATCACGTCTATAAGGGTTGCAACAATGCGGCTGACCGTGAAGACGCTGCACGTTGGCTGGTAAATGACGGGTATGCAACTGACCCTACTTACGCTGACAAATTAATCAAACTAATGAATCAACACGTGCAGGGCAAACCAGCAAACGACAAGTTCACGCCTGATAAGCCGTTCAACTTCAAGGTGACGCCAAACATTACTTATGGCGAACTGGCATTGTTTGACGAAAAGCGCCGCTTTCAGGTGCAAGCACAGTGCGACACCGCTCTTGAGATGTGCAAGTATTTAGAGAAAATCCGCAGCCATTTTAGCGGCAAGTCGATCATTATTACTTCTGGCTATCGCCCACCGGCTGTGAACAAGCAAGTAGGTGGTGCCAGCAATAGTGAGCATCTGTACAACATGACAGGCGTTGGCGCGATTGACTTTTACGTCAAGGACGTGGACATCTACGAGGTGCAAGAGTACTGTGATCAGACCTGGCCGTACTCCTTGGGATACGGTGCAACCAAAGGGTTTGTGCATCTAGGCATGCGGCTGGGTCGTCCACGTATTCGCTGGGATTACTGAGTGTCTGTTCTTTGCGACTGGCAGATCCGCTCTCTTTGTGAAGGCGGTGGCTTGATTGTTCCGTTTGACGAGGAACTGCTTAACCCTGCGTCAATTGACGTGCTGCTGGGCGACAACCTAATGATCGAGTCGCCGGTCGACATGGCAATGCAGTTGCTTAGCCTGCAGGGTTACACCGCAGACGATCCTTACTGGCTGCGGCCTGGTGAGTTTGTGTTGGCTGAAACCCGTGAGACGTTTGACATCCCTGAGCACATCAGCGGACAGTTTGCGCTGAAGAGCAGCAGGGCAAGGGAAGGTTATTCCCACATGCTGGCCGGCTGGATCGATCCGGGTTGGCACGGTTCAAAGCTGACACTAGAGCTGCAGAACGCACGCAAAATGCATTCACTGCCGTTGTATCCGGGACTCAAAATTGGACAGATAATTTTTTTTGAAATGAGTGAAAAACCACTCAAAAGTTATGCCGAAGTTGGGCATTACAACAACGACACCAAAGTGTCAGCCTCTAAGGTAAATTCCTGAACTGGTACATCCAATACCAGATTGCAATTTCATTGTCTTGTGTATAAAAATCTTGTTCTCTATACCAAAGTGTCCACTCTGTTGATCCTTTGGATCCATTGCAGCGCAGGCATGCTGGTACTAGGTTGTCTATCACAGTTTGCCCACCACGATGCATAGGAATGATGTGATCTAGCGATTGTGCTGGCTCATTGCAATAGGCACATTTACCACAAAAAGCATCAAAGATTTTTAACCTGAATCGCGCCCTTGTTTCTCTCTTTGGAATCAGACTGGTCTCGTCGATCCAAGAGTGCATGACGCGGCTCCGTTTGCACAAATCGTAGGGACGATTGCTGTCGAAAGGAAGAAAAAAACAGGTGACTCCTCCGGCTTTTTCGCGTGATGGCCACGGTGCCGTCTGGGTACGCTTTGGCGTCAGTGGATATTGGCGTGCGTGGTTTCTAAAGCAAAGTACGGTGTTCTACCTGCATACCTGCTTTGATACTGAGAGTATGGCAGTATCTGCTGCTCAGACCGCTTATGGAATGGCATCCGATTGAGCGCACTCAAGAGAGCCAGTTCTCCGAGATCGCCACAGCCAAGATGCTTGAGGAATGGCTGAAGAAGGGAGACATCAAGGGGATATACAACGCGGCACTGCTGTTTAACACCATGCTGCATCAGCAGCGGACGATCACGAAATGGCTGGCTGGTGAAGCGGCTCGCAACCTTGGACGGCCTGACCTTGAAGGTGACATCCTTCAAAAATCAATCATTCAGTCGGAGTAGGCACCATCTGTGCAAGCAGGTGTTCGATGTAAATCTCAGCCTGCCACAGGTCATCCGAGTAGCGACACAAGCCACCGGCGCAGCTTCTGTAAAGGATGTACGGACCGTCTTCCAATACGTCGATAAAGGCTCCATTCCGCTTCGAGATCACCTGCGAAACGCGCCAGTTCCGGTGAATACTCATCGTCGTCCTCATCTTCATCGTCATACTCTTCATCATCGGGAGTTGCCTCGACAATTTCAAGTAGACGCAATGCCCAACATTTGAGGTCTGCGATACCTTCGCGGCAGCGCATCAAGTTATCAGACGGCATCTCACCGTTCTGCATAATCTTGGCGCAAGCGTTATCAACCCATTCCTGATGTGACTCACACATCCAAAGCAGGATCCTGATGTGGCCTTCCGTGAACTCGAAGTCAGCGTTTGGGGCGGCCATGACGGGAACCCATCTCCCATGACGGTAGCGAGGCGGATGATTGAACGCCTTCATCAGCTCTTGAAGTACTTGGTGAACAAACCGGTGTAAAGACCACGCATCTTGTGATTCGGCTTATGCCGGCCGTCGATCATGTACAACGCGTCAAGGATGTGCTGGCGGTTGTCCATCACAAAAAAATCCTCAGCGCCGTAAAGATCAGGCGTTGTTTTGAGCAGATGAGCAGACACAAATGCCGCTTGTTTTGCGCTGATCTTTTTCATCCCAAATCATCCAAATCAATTGAAAGGTGAGCGTAATAACGCTTGCGGGCATAGTCGGCCATCAACTGCCGGTCAATCTCAGGATCTTTGTGAACAGGTGGTGGCGGTGGCATCAACGGTTTGAACTTGTCTGGCACATATGCCCTGTTGTTCAGCATGGATCAAGTCTTCGGTGGAGCAGAAATAATTTTGCGGCCTTCTCCGATGTCAACTTTGGTGGCACCGGGATGTCGGTTTTGAAGGATGCGCTCTGCATCCTTTTTATTGACAGCACGCAGGCAACCGCGCAACCGACGCTCGCCAGGCATAACCAGCTCGTAGTCGAACATACGTGCATTGGGTGCAACGCAATAGGAGATGCCTGGTCCGCGATTCGGCTCGACATGCTCAGGAAATAGAGCAGTGAAGTCCATCAGAAAACTGGAAGGTCGTTCACTCCAGCTTCAGGCTTCTTCGCCCAGACGGTGCCGCCAATGTATTCAGTGCCACCTTCAGAACGCTTATCCCAAGCGTTGATCGCAAGCTTGACAACGGTCTTGCCAGCGTAATTTTGTTCGCCAGGGTGAGCAGTCAAGTATTCAGCCAGTTTCATGGCCTCTGACAACTCAAGTTCAATAGTGCCTGTTTTGTCGGGAGATTTTTCGTGCTTTTTGTTTTTGTTGGCAAAAAGCGAAATCTGGCCGATAAAGGCCGACTCAAAGGTCGATTCAGTCTTGTACATCTTGAGACTCAAGGATTGCGTAGTGAGATTTGATGATCTCGTTGGCGAGAGAAGAAACAGTGACCCGTGAAGCACTGTTGTAACGCAGCGCGACTTCACGCTCCATCATTTGCAATGCTTCAGGGTCAAGGAGTACTTGCACCCGCATTTTGTTTCCTGCGGGAGTAGCCATCACTGCTTCAGGTCGGGTTTGCTGCCCAGGTCATCAATGCAGCTTTGAAGCTGATCGACAGACATTTGCGCAAGCTTACTGCCGCTTTCATCAAGATCCCACTTGGTGGCTTTGTCCGCGATCCAAGCAATTTGCTGGGTGCGGTCAAGTTTGCGTTGGATCAGATCGACGCAGTTGTCGATGAGACCCTGCTTGATGTTGGCTTCGCTGTCGGCTGACGGCGCTGATGCATTTGCATCATTTGCAGGCTTGATGGTGCGTTTGCCCGCTGGCTTGGGTGCAGGCTTGGGCGCATCCTGTTGCAGTTGAATCTCAGGTTGAGTCTCAACTGATTCACCTGATGCAGTCACCTCTTCTCTTGCCCACAACTCAAACGCCAGGGAGAAGAACGCAGCAGCAGCAGAACAGATGCCTCGGCGGTGAGAATCCGTGAAATTGCGTGCGCTGATCTTGTCATAGGGGATGGCGTTGTTGCGTGGATCGGTGATCGGGAACGGCCAGATTGGTGTGCTGCAGTTGCCATTGACAAACTGAATGCAGAGGTAGCCGGTGCCGTCAGGAGCACGATGGACGAAGCAGGAGTCATCGGCGGCGATCAGTTCAGGCAACCAGCCATTGGCGTGCTGATTGATCAACTGCATCACCTTTGCCCAAGCAACGTAGTCGGCGGCGTAGGAGCCAGTCCCTTTCTGCTTGATGTCAGAAAGAGTGATGACTCCCGCCAGTTGGGGATAGACGGGAGTGCTGGTCATCAAACGTACTCAACCTCGAGTTCGTCGATTCCCTTGTCAAGGACAGTGTTGATCAACTGAACCATTGAAATGCCGTGGCGCTTGGAAGTGTCTTTGATCTTGGCGTGAAGAGCCTGCTCCACTTCAATCAGCATTTTTTTTGGCTTGGACTTACGGACTTGGATTTGGATGGCCATGGGAAATGGCGTGAGTACCTGAACACCATACCCACATTCTGGCGTTCGGGGCGAGTCTCAAATAAATTCCTTGAGACGCACCTGAAGTTACTTGACGGCACTCGGAAATGCCCATAACCTCAAGTCGCTTTTACGCACTTCATGGAACCCGAGGAAACCACAGGTTCAGACGCTTCAATGGTCATCAAGTTGACTTTGGACGCTTTCACCGCCGAAAAACTGCTGCTTAAAAAACCCAGATCCCTTCCCACGGCTACGTTTTGCGCTCTTTTGATCGAGCAGGTGCTTGACACGCCCGTTACGCTGGCGGAGCGAGCGAAAGCGAGCGAAGCCTCTTCTTCTTATTCTTCTTCTTTTATTAAAGAAGAATTACTTTCTAATAATATAGATAGTACGGTCGAATTTCAAAATCCTAAAAAGCCGAAAAGTTCAAAGCGATACACTAAAACGGAGTATTCCGAAGAGTTCGAAACCTTCTGGAGGCTGTACCAATCCGCCCCCGACCGCGTGTCCTCCCAAACCAAGCCGAAGGCGTATGACGAGTGGAAGGCCATCACCAAGGAGGATGGCGCTGAGAGGCTCCTGGAAGCCGCTAGAAGGGCCATTGAGGAGCAGAAGCGCAAGAAGAGTGCTGACGAGTTCGTGGGGAGCCTTCCTGACCTGTTTCGCTGGCTTCGGGATGGTAAGTACGAGGTGTACTTGGAGGAACACAAGCCTCAGCGTGCTGGCAGGTGGTGGGACGAAGGCAACCGCTGCTGGGTCGAGGACTGATCCTTGTTCACTTATCTCACCTGAGTCTCACGATGAAACTGTTTGCACCCGAGCATGCTGGTAAACACGTTTGGCAGGTCGCTGATGCCAAGACCCGCTCTGTCAGCTACACGGCTAACAACAGCACCTCACCACCGCCTGATGCAGTTCACGGCCACCCGCTGGGCAAGTACGACACCGATGGCCTCTACTGGACGTTTGTCCCGATGTCCGGTGAAGAAGATCCCAGATCACCCCGTTCTGGCCGCTACAGCAAGCACCCGCTAGCGCAGGAGGAGCAGCGCAGAGCGGTTAAGGAAAAGGTTTGGGGTCGCCTGGATTCGTTTGGTTCTTACAAGGAGACGGAGTTTTGAACCCAGATCAGCGGTACGTCGATCACCTCCTCGACACCCCTTCCCTTGTCAAGGCTGTTGCCGAAGGCGAGCGTCGACAGAGAACCAATGAAGCCTTGAGACTCACTGGACGCAATCTTGGGCCGAGTACTGGTTCAAAAGCTCTTGACATCCACGTTTTAGGCGCCAAGGGCGAACTTGCCGTTGCTCAGTACTTGAACCTTGAGGTACACGTCTTTAAAGATGAAACACCAAACAGAGGCTCGGTTGATCTTCCGCCAAACATTGATGTCAAAACGCGATCAAAACATTGGATGGATTTAGTCATTCAATTAGACGACTCCCCAACCAAAGTTTTTGTTCACGCCACCTCCGAAGACGATGTCGTCAGGTTGCATGGTTGGACGTATGGCGGTCGCGTGATGAAACCTGCTTTTCATCAAGACCCAGCAAAGGGAAGACCTGCTTATTTCGTTCGTCCTTGGGCGTTATTTCCCATGAACCAACTTCAAGCAATTATCTGCGATTTGCGCTTTTAAACAACAACAGACAGTTATGTCCCGCCTCAAAAGCTTCACTGAAACCGATGCCATCAAGGCGCTGCGCCAAGGCGTTGAGTCTGGCCGCTGGACGCTGGAAGACCTCGATAAGGCGCCTCCAGGTACTGCCATGAACCTTGCTGAGTTCCGCCGTCATCCAATGGCTGCAAACTTTAAAGGTGAATTCCCCAGCTACAGAAACCTGTTACGCGAAGCTAGTGATTCCGAAGACATTCCTGAGGATGATTTCATCCTGTGATCTTCGTTACCATCCCTGAAAGCAGTAGCGACTTCGTGCCTCTGCAGCGTCTGCCACTGATACAGCGCAATCCTGTAGGGCAGCCTCGCTACTACTGGAACGAACGTCGTCCTGATCTGCGTTACAGCAGCATTACCTCGATCCTTTCTGCTACGCAATCAGAAGCCACCAAGATGGCACTGCGCCGCTGGAAGGCGAAGATTCTGGCGGAAGGTGGTGACCCTGATGAGACGCGTGATCAGGCTGCCAAACGCGGATCCCAAATCCATGACTGGTTTGAGCAATTCTTAAATCGAGAATCACCTGAGATTCCTGAACACATTGCTCCTTGGTGCGAGAACATCATCAAGGCTCCGCTCTGGAAACACCTTGATCACGTCGTCTGCACTGAGCATCAGGTCTGCAGCGATGAGGGACTGGTGCCCTTTGCCGGCACCTTGGATGCCCTTGTCAAGCTGAACGGTGAGTTCTGCCTGCTTGACCTCAAGACCAAGGCACCGGGCAAGGCGAAGCCAACCAAGCAGATCAGCGATGAGGCCATGACCCAGATGCAGGCGTATCGTCTCTGTCTGGCTGAGAACTACGGCATTCAGGTGCAACGGTTCATCGCCCTGTACGCCTTCCCTGATCAGCCTGCTTTCCCTGTCGCCGCTGCTGGCGCAGACCTTTCTCGCCATGAGACGCATTGGACTCAAAGAATTACCGCTTTCAGCATGCTCAACCCTTGACGCCTACGGGCAGTGGTGTACAGTATGCAAGTGCCAGAGACGGCTTACCAATCGTCGCCTCTCTCAACGGCACTCCAATCGCCAAGATCACTCAGGACTTCGGTGGCTACGCCCTCTGGCTGGCTGACCGTGAACTGCCGTTCATGGCTAATTACAAACGCACCTTCACGTCAGTTTCTGACGCCAAATCATTCCTTGAAATCAGCCTCCTATGAACACCAAAAAGTTTTACTTCGAGATTCGAGGTCACAACGTCATTGATTACGTCGACGCGTACAGCTTCGTCGATGCCAAGGCGCGTGTGTTCAACGAATACAGCCAATTCTGGAATCAGATCATCTGGCACGACACCACTGATCCTGAACCGACTGAAGACACCACTGAATTACAAGAACGATGCGCCCGTTTGTTTTTCTGACCAGTGCTCTTATCTGCTCTGCCTTCCTGCAACTTCACCAATCGACTACAGATGGACAGCTATCAACGCAATGCCGAAACGTTGTTGAACGAGTTAGCGCAACTCAAGTACGAACAGCGTGCTATTGAACTCCGCATCAAAGATGTCCAAGCCAAACTCACTGATCATGTTCGTCGTGGTGATATGGAGCATCTGGCGGGCGAGTCTGAAAACACCTACAAGTACGACAACATCAACTACGTTTTTTCAAACGGGAAAGTCACTTACGACTTCACCAATTGTGAAGATGTGACTGCTGCAGACGAGAACCTCAAAGCACTCGAAACAACAGCAATTGCCATGGGTTTTGCTGTGCAGAAGGTTGGCACACCTTTCTGGACGGTGCGGGCATGAACTCAATCAAATCTTTTTTGCCGTCAAATGCACGACTGGCAACTGATACTTACATTTGTGAAATTAACCATGAAACTGCATTCGACTGGCTAAAACGAAATGAAAACAATCGAACACTTAAGTTAAATGCTGCAAAAAAAATTGCAAAATCTATTCAGCTTGATCAGTGGAAATGCAACCATCAGGCAATTGCATTCGATTGGAATGGCAAATTAATTGATGGTCAACATCGCCTTTGGGCAATTTTTAAAAGCGAAAAAACTGTTTCTGTTCGCGTTACTTTAAACTGTGAACCAGAATCAATCAAAACAGTTGACACTGGTACATCAAGAAGCAATGGTGACATGTTGACCTTAAATGGTCACAAAAATGCCGCAAAAAAAGCCGCAGCTATCAAGCAAGTCATCAATTATTATGAGCATCCAAATAGCTACTGGAATTGCTCGGATTGTTGTGTTTCCGCATTAACAGTGGAAAATAAGTTAGAAGAATTATCCGCAATATTGGATTTTGAATATATAGTAAAATTTGCAAAATCCTGCAATCAGTCAAACCCAAACTTTATCCATACAGTTGGAATTACATTTTACATACTTGCAATTCTTGAAGGATTTAGCGCTGAACGTATTGAATTATTTTTAAATCAAATAGCCACAGGCGCAAAGCTTGATATTGATGATATTGCATATCGACTGCGTCGACAGTGGGAATACGCCGATAAAGATGAATACACTCATGCAATGAAATCGCAAAAAAAACTTTCTGAACTTATTTATTGTTTTGGTTTGTTTAACAAAAACATCAAAAGAAAAAAAATGCCTGAAATCCCAGCCACTCCAATGCCCAATTTTCAATGACAACAACGATCACACTCGCACTGTGCATCCTGATCGCTGCACTGATCGGCGCCCTTTACATCTCAACCTCATGAACAAATTCCCTTTCACGCCACCTCCAGAACTTATTGAAGAGTGGATTGAAATTGCCAAACCTGAACCGTGGAAGCTACCACCCGATCCAAACGCGCTTTGCGCACTTGCAGCCGAATGGGGTTATTTGCAGCACGAAAAGTCGCTGCTTGATGCCATGCATTCAATTGTGCCACCAATTGATTTTGAACCGGATGACGATGATGACTGATTACAAAGCAACACCTGAGCAAGAAGATGCCATTGCTCGCGCCTGGGCATTTCAGCAACAGTGGGCGCAACGAGGCGACGAAGACTCTGCCTGTTTTCTTGAACTTCGCTCAAGAATTGAACGGCTTGAGTTGGGTGCTGGCATTCACAATGAAGTAAAAAAAACAATCAAGCAAACATATTCAGATTGTTCGCCAGCAGTTCAAGCAATTTTGGATGCCTACCAGTTCGGTCCAATAGAAGATGGACCTTCGGTTGCTGCTGTTCTTCGCGCATTGGCAGATCAACTTCAAATGGATAAACCATTAGGTGAAACCGATGCTGATGTTGGCGTGTTTGCTGCGCATCATGCCATTTACGCTCAAATCCTTGTTATCGCTGAAGAACTTGAAACCATATGACCGACCTCAACGTCATTGATCTCGTCGCAGAAGCCATTCAAAGCCAGCACACATGGGATCCCAAAGAACGCTTTCGCCTTCAAGCCAGAGCAGCCATGGACAAACTCGCTGATGTCCTTGAAGCAGCCATGCTCAACCCTGACGATCCCTTCGTTCCTGATGGCGCCACAGTCGTCAATGCCATTCGCCTGATCGCTCGTACACCTTCTGAATACCTGTTCTGACCATTGGCTCCCGGCAAGAAAAACACCCGTTCCTGCATCATCTGCGGCACCTCCTTCACACCACAAATCATTAGCAAAGATCGACCCTCCAACCGTCGTACCTGCTCGATGCAATGCCGTGGTGTCTACTACGGACGTGTCCGCAAACCTTGGACAGACGATGAGATCGCACTCCTGCATGAATTTGCAGAATCAATGCCATCTGATCAGTTCATTCGTGTCTTCAACGCACAAAACACCAGTAATGGCAAACCCAAGCGTTCAGCAGTTTCAATTCGTCTCAAACTCCATGAACTGAACATCTCACTTGAACCCAAATACCGCTACCTCACCGCCAGTGGCTTCGCACGCTTTCTCGGCATCTCCAATGATGCAGTTCGCTACTGGCTGCAAATCGGCTTGAAAGGCACCAGAAACCGTGACGTGCCGCGTTCTCCCGTCTACATCAAAACTGAAGACCTACGTGACTTTGCACGCGCCAATCCACGTTTCTTTGGTGGCATCCCACGCACTCAACTGTTCCTTGCAATTGAAGATGCCGATCTTGCTGATTACATCGTCAAGACCTTTCCCAATCGCAACACCTGCATTCGAAAACCGATGAAGGTGCGCTGCATTGAAACTGGGAAAATCTACGAGTCACAATCAGCCGCTGCAAAAGCGATGTTCGTCAACCGCAGCATCATCTCCCGTTCCGTGCGCCGTGGTCACGCGGCCAATGGCTATCACTTCGAAAAGATCAACCTATGAACACCAAATGCCCTGAATGCTCCGGCGATAACTTCAAAGTTATCAAGACCTACCCTTGCGAACATCACACCCTGCGGCACCTCAAATGCCGTTCATGCGGCACAAACGTCTTCACGCATGAATACATTATGAAACAGGAGGAATACAGTTGGCAGCGTGTCAACAACACCTACAAGCTTCGGCTCAAGGCATGAACCAGTGCTACTCCTGGAAGACCATCGGCATTCCCGCTCCACAGGGCAGCAAGCGTCACGTCGGCATGGGACGCATGATCGAATCCTGCAAGGCTCTCAAACCTTGGCGCGAGATGATCATTGCTGACGCCAAGAAGCTGGGCATTGAAACGCCGCTTGACACACCCGTTGGCGTCTCCTTGGTGTTCTGCTTCCCAAGACCTAAAAAGCATTTCAATAACAAGGGTGAACTGCTTGGCAAAGCACCGAAGCACAAGATGACCCGCCCTGACCTCGACAAGCTCACCAGAGCTGTGTTGGATAGCCTCGTGTACGGCGGTGTGATCAAGGACGATTCGCTGGTGTACAACATCTCTGCGCACAAGCGGTTCTGTGTCGGCAAGGAGGAACCAGGCGTCCTGATCACTGTTATGGACAGCAGCGATCTCCCGTTCCGCCCTTGACGTGCTATGATTTGCCTGCGATTGGATCGCCCTGAGCTGAGGCAGTGGCTTCACCGGGGCGATTTTTTTATGCTGTGATCACGCAGGAGCGGTCATGGAAATCACAATTGACTTTGATGCCGAAAAAATTGTCGGCAAGCTCAGCGCATTAGGACGTGTACAACTTCCTATGGCTGCATCAATTGCGTTGAATCAAACGGCATTTAAGATTCGCGAACAATTGCAAGAAGGTGCTAAATCTGTCTTCAAAGAAATTAGCCCTTACACCTTGAGCGGCTTTAAATACGACAAAGCAACTCCGGAAAAGCTTGAGGCACGCGTTTATATCAATCCCGATCCACAAGGAGGCAACGCACGATCCGATTACTTGGCGCCACACATTTATGGCGGATTAGCATATAGAACACGGTTTCAAAAATCACTTTCTCGTACGCCTGACCCCGCACGTTCGGCAATGGGCGGACCAATTCTTGCGCCTAATCGAATTATGGTTCCAACTCAATCACCACGCGGAATCAGATTTAATAACAGGGGCAAAATGATGTCGACGCAATACGAACAAATCAATACCTACATCCAGAACACCGATTCAACGCGTACAGCAACAACTGGGCGAAAGACTGCTAAAGCCGCTGGCACGCGCTATTTCTACATGAATCAGGCAATGGTGGATGAACGACGCAATTTGCGAATTACAAAGCCCGGCATTTTTATGGTGCGTGGTGGCAGATACCCTTTGATGCGAGTTATGACTGAATCACCTGTGCCAACTTTTTCGGCAAAGTTTCAATTTTTTGAAATAGGCAAACAAACGGCAACAACCTATTTCCCGCAATTTTTGTCGAAGCAAAAGTTTTTATGACAAGGGACCTGCGAGGTTTCTGTTTGGGATGCAAGGGACCTGCAAGGTTTCTGTTTAGGGGGTGAGGGACCTGCGGGGTTTCTCTTTAAAAAACACAAGGGACCTGCAAGGTTTTCTATATGTATACACACACAAATCGCCCTATTTGTTATTTTTTATACACACACAATTTGTATTATTAATACAAACGCAATCGCAATCTAAGGTTAATTGTAATTAACCTGCAATCGTAAGTGCAGCAAATAACAATTGCGCACAAGTATATCTGCAGCAAATAACAATTAACCGCAAATAGTATTGCAAGTAATAACAGATAATCTGCAAATATTTGTGCAAACAAATAACAATTACACACAAATAAAAGTGCAAATTAATTGTTATTAACAATTAGCAGGGGCGCAACGATCTGCTCACCCCTCTTAGGTGCGTCTCACAGTGAGACCGCTTCGGGCTTTCCTTATATACGGGGCGCAACGGGGCGCCCTTTGCCTAGGTGCCCCCTGACCCTGCTTCTGAGGGCGCGTGTACAACAACGCGCCACCGGCTTAAACCGTCTGCTCCTGTGCACGCAAAACCGCCCCCGATCCGCCCAAAAGCGCCGTGAGCAATTAGTTTTGCTTATTTTGTATCGTGGTGATACACGCTCCTAGGGGCAGGCGTCTACGATGGGGGCACGCCACAAGCGGGATAGATCGGCGCCCGATTCTCGCCATAGCAGACACGAGGCTATGGGTCGTTGTTACCGCCTCAGACCGCGTCGACTAGCACGCGCCAGGGGCACCCCTTCCAATCGCACCCCTAACCATGTTTCAGCTCACCCGATACCAGGGCACCGCAGCCGGCCACGTTCCCGTAGGCCGCCCCCGCCCTTGGGCTGATGCCCTCCGGCTTTTGCAGTACGCAAACCAAGTGAACGGGGACGTATGGGCGTATCGGCTCGCTTGCGTCTCCCCTGAGCTCCCCCGCTTCTCATGAACGCACCCCTAGACCTGCCCCTATGGATTGAGCGTCTCGAGACGTTCGAAGAATGGCGGCAGGATTTCACAGATGCCAACGGGCTCCCCGAAGATTGGCAGCCCGACCCCGAAGATGTCGCCCCATGGTGGCAGTCCCCAGACCTTTGACCCAATCGCACCCCTTCCAATGCTTACTCATTCCGAAATTCAAGCCCGCTCCCTTGCTTTGCTTGATACGTTCAGCGTTCTTCATTTCACGGCGCCAAACGATCGCAACGGGAACCCCCGCCGCTTATGGGCAGCATTCACGCCTGCCGGGCAACTTGTGAATGCATGGGAGGAAGGCTACCTAGGCAGCGATGCCATCCCCGCCGCGATCCGCCACAAGGCCGCCACGTGCTACGCGGTGCCCATTACCCCCGCCGCTTACAACGCGATGCTGCGGCATGCCCGCCAAGTTGCCGCCCTTTGATTCCTCCGCCCCTGGCTTTGCTGGGGGCTTTCCTTTCCAATCGCACCCCCCCTCTGATGCTCAAATCTCTTCGCTTTGCCCTGACTGAAAAGTCGGGGAACATTAAAACCGGTCCGATCCCGGTATCAGTCTCAAGCCGCACCACGTGCCCTAGCACCTGCCCTTTCCTACAGGGCGGCGGATGCTACGCGGCGGCAGGCTATTACACGCGCCTGCACTGGGATGCTGTCACCCGTGGTGACCGTGGCGAACATCTGGCCGGTTTTCTTGCCCGGATTCGTGCCCTCCCCGAGGGGCAGCTATGGCGCCACAACGTCTCGGGTGATCTAGTGGCCACCGGTGGCAGGCTCTCGCGGCGCTTCCTTGACGCCCTCACAAAAGCCAATCAGGGGCGCCGTGGTTTCACGTATACCCATCACCTGCCCGAGGTGGGGGAGAATGCCCGCCTCCTGCGCCGTGCCAATCGGGGCGGCTTTCGCGTCAACATTTCAACCGAAAGCGAACGGGCGGCAGATGCTGCCATTGCTCAGGGGCTCCCGGCGGTGATGGCCGTGCCCTCAAATGAGACGCGGACAACGTGGCGCACCCCCGAGGGCAACCGTGTGCTTATCTGCCCCGCCCAACGGTCAGACACGCGGCAGTGTGCGGACTGTGCCCTCTGCCATACCCGAGGGCGTCGCGTGATCATTGGGTTTCTCGCCCATGGCACAGGTAAGACAAAAGCCAACGCGGTCATCCAAGCGGCCACGTAACGCGCCCCTGCCCTCACCTCTCACCCGCCCCCATTAGGGGGCTTTTTCATGCTCTGCCCTCGGCTCACGCTGGGGGCTTTTGTTTGTGCGCCTACGTCTGCCACACCTAGGAGCCCCCGCAGCACCCCTCACCCATAGCGCGTGGGGGATACGTGCCCGCTCCTAGGGGCAGGTTGTAGGCGATTCTCGAGGGGCTCAGGGTGCGCTACATGTAGCGTCTGGCAGGATGGGGGACGCTAGGGAGGCTAATTGTTAATTGTAATTAACTTGTAATTGCAAGTTGCAGTTAATTGTTTGCAATTGCAGATACAATTGCGGCTAATTGTTTGCAGTTGCAATCACACATCTGGGGAATTGTTATACCCTGCATCTGCGGGGGTTTGGCACACCCCGAGGGCAAATGTGGGTCCTTCCTCGGGCGTCGTTCTCGGGTAATTTCGAACCCCTTTCTACAGCTAGCGGTAGGGGTATGCGTGTCGCAGCATTCCCACATGAGACGCACTTAAGACGCCAAAACGCAAAAGTTGACCATTATATGCGCCAAAATCGTTACGCGGCACTATTTCGCTTAAAACGGCGCTGTTGGCCTTAAATTGTTCGTATGCAGGTCTGCAACACCAAGGAACTGGCTGAGGAGCTGGGCATCACGCAAGCCCGGATCAGTCAGATGAAGAGCCAAGGGCGGTTTGACGGCTGCTTCGCGGTGAACAGGAACAAGATCGAGTGGGACAAGGAGGCGGCGGTCAAGGCGTACAGGGAAGGCAACCCGTTGGCCAGCGTGAGTCCCACCCGTCGCAAATCAGAAGACCTTGAGATTCCGACGTTCAATGAAAGCCGTGCGAAGTCTGAGCATTTTCGTGCGGAGCTGGCTCGTCTGGATCTGGAGGTCAAAGAGGACCAACTCGTGGAAGTTGCTCGTGTACAGCGGGAGGCTTTCACTGCTGCTCGTGCTGTACGGGATGCTCTGGGTAATATTCCTGATCGCGTCAGCAACCAGTTGGCTGCGGAGTCGGATCCTGTTGTCATCCACCAGACGTTGACCGAGGAGATCCGCAAAGCGTTGGAGACGTTGACCGATGCGTGACGGAGCATTGCTGTATCGGCAGGCATTCCGCGATGGTCTGCGCCCTGACCCTGGCTTGTCTGTAAGTCAGTGGGCGGATCTGTACAGGATGCTGTCCAACAAGGCATCAGCCGAGCCTGGACCGTGGCGGACGGAAAGGACTCCTTACCTCAAGGAGATCATGGACTGCATGTCTGCCAACTCCGCCGTTCAGAAGGTGGTGTTCATGGCTGGTGCGCAGCTTGGCAAGACGGAAGCGATCAACAACGTGGTGGGCTACATGATCGCCCATGCTCCCGGACCAGCACTTTTCGTGCAGCCAACGATTGAGATGGCTAAAAGATTGTCAAAGCAGCGGCTTGATTCGCTGATTCATGAGACACCGTGCCTTGCCGACAAGGTCGCTCCTGCTCGAAGCCGCGATTCAGGCAACACGATGTTTTCAAAGGAGTTCCCTGGTGGGATCCTCCTACTTACGGGTGCCAACAGCGCTACGGGCTTACGGTCTGCTCCTTGTCGCTGGGTGCTTCTTGATGAGGTTGATGCTTTTCCGAGTGATGTGGACGGTGAAGGCGACCCTTGTGCATTGGCTGAGCGTCGTGCGTCAACCTTTTCTCGTCGGAAGATCATCCTTACGTCCACGCCAACGGTAAAGGATACGAGCCGAATTGAGACGGAGTATCTGGCGTCGGATCAACGTCGATATTTTGTTCCATGCGTACATTGCGATCACATGCAGTGGCTGCAGTGGAAGAACCTGCAGTGGCGTGACGGTGATCCAAAGACTGCTGCGTATGTCTGCGAGGCTTGCGGGGCGCACATACCAGAGCATTACAAGAGTGAAATGCTGCGCAAAGGTGAGTGGCGTGCGACGACCACAAGTCAAGATGCAAGGACGGTTGGATTCCATTTGTCCTCCTTGTACTCTCCACTTGGGTGGAAGAGCTGGGAAGAAATTGTTGGCGAATTTTTACGTGCGAAGAACGACGCTCCGTTGTTGAAGACGTTCGTTAATACCATTTTGGGCGAAACTTGGGAGGAAGAAACTGGGGCAAAACTTGGTGCCGATAGCCTTTCTGAGCGAGCCGAGTTCTATCCCGCCGGTGAAGTCCCGAAAGGCGCTTCGATACTGACTGCTGGCGTTGACGTGCAGGACAACAGGGTCGCTGTTGGGCTTTATGCGTGGGGCGCTGGTGAGGAGAGCTGGTTGATCAGTCACACAGAGATTTACGGCGATCCAGCCGGACAAAAATTGTGGGAACAAGTTGATGACCTCTTGCTAAGGGATTACCCGCATGCCGAAGGCGGAAGACTGAAAGTTTCGGCAATTGGTGTTGACTCCGGCGGTCACTTCACAAGCGAAGTGTATGCGTACGCCAGAGCCAGAAAGGGAAAGGGTGTGTTTGCTTTGAAAGGGCAATCGGTGCGGAACAAACCGCCTATTGGGAAGCCTTCCAAGGTGGATATTAACTACAAAGGGCAAGTTTTGAAAAATTCGGCCGAGGTGTTCCCTGTCGGTTCTGACACGATCAAGTCAACGTTGTTCGGCAGATTGAAGCACAACGAGCATGGCGCGGGGTACAT